ACCAAGTATCAGAGCAGAACATAGCATAACGGCTCGCATCTAATCCTTCAGCGGAAAAAGCATCACGTAAATCTTGTGCCATTATTCCAAAGTGTATTCTTGCTTCTTCGCCTTTTTCTTCGTATGCATCTTTCCATCGGTACTTACGGAGTAAACCTTTACAAGCAATAGCTACACGAGTCTCTGCTTCCGATAGTTCTTCTACGTCTCTTTTGTGTGTTTGGTCAGAAGTAGCAATGTTTCCGTTTGTAGCGTATACAGTGTTCCATTTGTAAAAAGGATGTCCACACTGCATACCGTTGTTAGCACTTGCTCCTATACTGTTACAAGGAGTAAGGGCGTTATATGAAGTGCTACTAGAGCCTGAGAGTTTAATACCACAGGATACAGAAGTAACACTAGCCGCTATGTAAGGAAAAGAATATTGAGCAGTAGAACTGCCCATTCCGATAACTCCACGAGTATATTCAGTACCACTTGTGTTATAACCTGTCATCGAAATAAAAGCACCACGATAACCATTACCAGATGCTGTTGTGTTTTGTAGCTCTAAGACAGGCTCTAAATCAGCAGTCTTGTTGTGTTCTAAGACAACACCTTCTGTATTTCCTGTAATTTTACCATCTACATCAACATTACCATCTACATTAACAGTACCTTTAAGGTTTATGGTGCTTCCGTTTGCTGTGGTAACACCGTTGCCTATGTTAAATATGTTTTTTGCAAATATATCTTGACTGCCCATATTGATGGTCGTGGAATCACCCGAACTAGAAGAACCACCATAACCAGTTCCTATGTTAACTACTTTAACATCTGTATTATTATTATTATCAGCACCTGTAGCAATATTAGTAGTAACACTACCTGTTGTGCTTATATCTACGTTAGGTGCTGTGACAGTACCAGTTACATTAAGGTCGCCAGTAACTCCACCATACAAATTAGTTGTACCTGCTACAGTCAACGACTGTGTGCCTGATGGCGGTATCCCTATGGCTACATTACCTGTGAACGTAGCACCTGATAGGTCTGCTTTACCCGCTACTGTAGTGCTTAATCCTGCAACATCTACACCGTCTACTGTGCCGCTTACTGCAATGTCCCCTTCAACATCTACGCCTGTGTTTGTTGTTTTAAACTTTGAGTCTCCATTATAGTAAAGACCAACATGTGCCTGTTGAGCCGCGTATAACATGAATTTATTGTTGCTCTCTGATTTAAGATAAAAATTATTGGTTCTTGTTACAAGACCGCCAGACCCTGTGTTATGTATAAAACTAGCGTTATTAGCAGAAAGGTGAGAAAGCTTCAGGTCATCGCCAGTACCGATATTAATATTTAAATTATCCCCGAATGATATATCCCCAGTGAAGTCAGCACCTGTGAGCATAGCCGCCCCTGCGGCAGTTACATTTGCTGTAGTAACAGGGGCAGTAGCGCCTACATCTCCTCTAGGTATAGTCAACACACCTGTAGAAGCATTATAGGATGCGTTAGTACCTGCATCTCCAGTAGCGGCTGTAAGGTTTAATATAGAAGAGGCAGAAGCACTAGAGGCACTAGCGGAAGCACTGGCGGCACTAGCGGAAGCACTAGCGGCACTAGCAGAAGAAATAGCAAAGTTAAGAGCACTCTCCGCTCCTAGTTTAGATTGCTCAGCGGCATTAGCCTGAGCAGTCACTTCCTGTAGAAAGGAATTGTCCGATGAATCTCCTGAGCCACCTACACCTCTGAATATAGCCATGAAACATTCCTATAGTTAAAAAAAAAAATAAAAAGAATTGTATAAAAAAGAAAAGGGGAAAGGGGCTTCCGAAGAAACCCCTTAAGTACTACTAGCCGTTTACAGCGATGTTGAATGCCGCATCGTTACGTAGAACAGCAGTGCCGTACAAAGTATCAGCAGTGTAAAGAGAACCTAAGAACTCTTGCTTGTACTGAGTTTGTGAACGAACACCTTGTTGCTCTGCAAGAACCATTGCGTCTTTGTGGAACAACATAGCTTGCTTGATTGTGCCTTCAATGACAGGACAGTTAGAAGAAACAAAGATGTCGATACCATACAAGTTACCGATTTGACCATTGTTTACAACACGACCATCTACGAAATCGCTTGACGAATAACGCTCAATACCCATGATTTCGTTACGAATTGATGGCGGTACTACTAGACAACGATTGTCCATAGGTACGTCAGCATCATCCATTTTTTGAATTAACGCACGGAAACCTGCATCGTTGAACTTATCACCTGCCGCTACAGTACCTGTGGCATAAGCCTCAAGACCAGTAGTGCCGTCAAACTGATAAGAGCCAGTACCCACGTAATCACCACCGTTGTTACCGAACTGTTTACCTAGTTCAAATAGGTCAGTGTCTACTTGCTTAGCTAGAGCATAACCTGCATCACCAGTGTAGAACTGACGAAGAGAAGCTAGTGCTTGTACGTCTGTGATGTCTTCGATTAGACGTGAGTACTCGAAGTGCTTGTCAATAACTACTTGTACTTCAGCCTCAACTGCGTTCTGAATAGTTACTGCCGCGCCTTCTGCTTTAGCATGAGCATCGCCACGAGTAGGCTTAGGAATGTGAAGGGTATCACCTTTCTTTCCTGCCATAGCCATTTTCTTAACGAGTGGTGCTAATACAAGGTTAGATTGATAAGCGGCAATAACCTCATCACTCCAGATTTCTGGGATGAAAGTTGCCGCGCTAGTGTTGTCAGTGAATGCTAAGTTGGCGTCTGACGCGCCATAAGTCTTATCTACCATTTTAATACTTCCTATATAATAATATTAGTTTCGTACCCTCCCTTCTTTATACGCTTGCATAATCTCATTTGATAGTGCTTGGTATCTGTCTGGGTCAGTACGCATTAGTTTAATAATGTCTGCGCGTCTGTAGACCTTCTTGGCTCTCTGTTCACCACTACCACGGGCATTGCCTGTAGATGCGGATTTAACAGATTGCTTTCGTTGTTGTTTCTCATTAGCGGCAGTTTGAGTGACAACCTGTTGACGTTCCTTCCATAGGGAAAATAGTTCGTCAGCGGCATCTACGTCATACTGTTGGTCTGCCTGTGTAAAGAGCCGTGTCCTAATCTTTGAAGCCTTAATCCAATCAGCGAACTTAGCGTCCTGCAAGATTCCCTGCATCTCAGGGTGTTTGGTTTGCAGTGTAGCCATAGCCGTTGATTGTCGGTATTGGTTGCTGATGTTCTCAGCTTCCTTAATCTTCGGGTGATTATTAATTGCTCTTTCGACTGCCTTGTCGGGGTCAGAGAAAAAATCTACTTCTTCGTCAGCATTTGTTGCTTGTGTTTCATTGTCGGTGAGTTGTGTCTGAATGTAGTCATCAACAACCTTACGTAAGTCACCTACTTCAGAACTTTGTTTACCTAATAGTTTTTCAGCCTCTTGGTGCATCCTTACTATCTCGGCTGTACTCTTTCCTTGATACTTCTCAGGTACGTCTGACTCAGGTTCTTCAAGAGTTTCCTCTACTTGAGGGTCTTGTTCTAGCGTGGTGTCAATGTCGTTCTCTTCTACGTCTTCTGGACGCTCATCTGTTAGTCGTGCCATTATTAAACTCCGTGATTAATATCATTATGGAGGTGTATTAAATGTAAGGGTTCTATGGTCAAGAGTTGCCCTTACGTTATAGTGTTACGCCATGCTTCCTTTCATGCTTGATTTGTTTCTCCCGCTGTTTAGCCCATCTTTCTTTGCCCGCGGAAGAGTTCATATCTCGCTGTATTTTTACAGGTGTAACAATCTTTCTAGCCTTCAACTCACAATCAGGACAATCAACTTCTTCTACGTCTGAGCTTCTAAGAAACTCGTTGACGTGTCCGTTGTCACATTGAAAGTCGTATAAACGTCTCATTCTTCCGAGTCGTCTTCTTGTGCTTGTTGTTTAGCTGTTTCTATCTGTGACTCTAGGTTCAGCATATTAGCCATGACTACAAGTTGTCCCTTACGAAAGTTAAGGTCTTTGTCGTCTTTACAGGCTTCTACGGAGTTGACCTGTTCTGCACTTCCTTTAAAGTCTTGCATTAAGTTCTTCCAACCATCTGAACGGAACATCTCTTCAAAGGAACGATAGTACTTCTCTAGTTCTACATCAGTCATCTACTGTTTCTCCCTTTAGGACAGCTTTAATTAATAATTTAAATAACATACTTAATGTATATTATAGTAATATTATACCATAGTTTACTAAGAATGTCAAGTTATTTCTTAGGCTTTTTCTTTTTCTTCTTAGTAGTTGTTTTTGTCTTACCATATCCACTTGAATATTTCATAGTTTTTTCCTTTGCAGTTTTTGATAATTCATCTAAATGAAAAAGTCTCTTAGACGTAGAACCGTGTGTTTTGCCTGAATGTACTTCACCGTTAGGCATCTTATGTGTACCGCCCGTGTGTTTAGTACCATCTCTAAAAAAATGAGGAACACCTTTAGCCATATCAGTCACCTTACCATTTAACTTTATCAGCCCAATAAGCCGCAGACATTTTACCTTTGGATATGTTTCTACCGTGTCTAGCCTTAAAGGACTTACGTTTAGCTTTCATTTTAGCGGACTCACCTGCTTTAGGTTTGCCCGCTGTACTTGCACCCTGCTCACCAAAGCGTATGGTCTTAATCTTGTCACCTTCCTTAGCCACTACCACATGAGACTTCTTGGCATGGTTAGGTGTACGCTTTGGTTTGTTAAAGCCAGAGACTCCCGCTCTAGCTAGTCTTGGGTCTTTTTTTGTTGGCATTAGATTTCTCCTTGCGGGATTCCTTGAGGTCTCGGAGGTCTGCTTCCAATGCCTCCAACCGCTTGTTCTGGCGTTGGTACGACTGATTGATTTCCTCTAACGCCTTGTTGAACTGAAGCTGTGTTATCATTTGCTTTTCCTTGTTGAGTTTCTTTAACAGCTACTTCACGTTCTTTTAGTAACTGCTCTGATATCTTAAGACGCTTCTGGAACTCTTTGTCGTCTGCATCGCCTGACTTAAGGTTAGCCGTAACAGCCTTGATACGGTCAATCTCAAGTTCCTGTGGTACAACACTAGCCTCTGCCGCAAGTTTCTGCGCTCTAGCCTGTGACTCAAACGCTTGACCTTGTAGTGCCGCAGTCTGTGACTTCTGGAACTCCATTTGTGCTTGTTGCATAGCTTGTTGTGCTTGCTGTGCTTCTGGGTTAGGCTGATTAGCTTGTTGCAACGAAGAGATAAGTTCTTCACGGTTAGACAAGTTCATGTTATCAATGATTGACATAATCAACTGTGAGTACATTGGGTTGTCTTGTTGCATAGTCTGTAATAACTGTACAAGCTGTGTAACCTCATACTCACGAGCAATGATACCTAGACTGCTAGAAGTATGGAACTTGTAGTCCGCTACAGGATAACGCTCAGGGTTAAACTGCATATAACGGTGTGCGGCTTTAGTTACGAACGGAATAAGGAATGATTCTTGGAAGTTAATCAATGTACGCTTATGACGCTTGATTATAGCACCGAGGCTCATAGAGATGCCCGAAGCTGTAGACTGACCGTTGATAGAGCCAGAGATACCCGCAGAGTCAATAGCACCTGTGGCTGTCTGCACCATCTTCTGTAGTTCAGCGGCTTGTCCGAAGGTAACTTGACTAACATTACCGAAGTTTAATGGCTGTAGGACTTCAGCAGGGTTGCCGTTGGTTAGGATAGTCTTACCTGCACGTACCTCTGCTTTAGCACCTCTAGGCATACGTGTAGCATCGATAGCCATCATTGGGTGTATAGTAAGTGCTAAGGCATCGATTCTAGCGCGTAGTTCTGCGTCTAACGCCTTTTGAGAGTTATACCCTTTCTCACATACTCCTCGACCCCAGAAACGGCTAGGAACGACATCCCACGGGAATGCAACGACTGGTCTGTCACCCATCATGTACGGGTTCTCTTCACCCTTAAGTAAAGTACCGTCATTAGCAATAACAACGATAGCCTCTACGTAGTATGAATCACTTTCTTCATCAGCGACTAGTTCTTCTACTTCTGCGTCTTCGTCTTCTTCCTGTTGAGCCGCTTTTAATAAATGACGAGGTACTAAACCATAGTACTTAGTGAGACGTACTTTGTCGTCTTCGAATACTGCTAGGTCTTTATCTGGTTCAATATCGAAGTCTGATGGTGCATCGCCTACGTATACGTCACGATAGACTCCTGCTTCCTGTAGTTGCTCTACAGAGTGCATAGGTACAAACTCATCTACTGCACAACCTAATGCTTCCTCAATGGAAGTAGCTAAGGGGTCGATAAGGAAGTTCTGTGGCATTACTGGTCGTAGCTTTACGCAAGTCTTATCTACGATGTTGACACCAACTGCTGTTAAGTCTCCGCCCATAACAGGTTGTGTAGCAGGTTGAAACTCTTTCTCTTCTTCTAATACTACTTCAGCGATACCTGTACCGAATACAGCCGCGTTGATAAGGCACTCAGCTACGCTCTTACGGACTTTATTCTTTTTAAAGTCTTTGTATAGGACTTCACGTAACATCGCTATATCACGCTTCTCGTTGTCCGCTACGTCATCCTCAATGTCAAACCACTTGCCACGACCAAAGGTAGCTTCCTCTAGTTCCGCAACGGATGACTCAACTGCTTGCTGTAG